TTTCTCACCAAACTAAGTCGGAAGGACTACCTTACAGCAGGTTTAGGTGCCCGCTCGAGTACTACTTGCAGCGCTTAGTACCAGTTACACGACGTAACTTAGGTGTAAGGACAGGGCGAGTCTGGACATCTGCCCTAAAACCAGTATATCTTTCGATATACTGATACATAGGAACAGATTCCATGGCTCGATCCTGCCAAACATCTAACAGTTGCTTCGTTAACCGGGCCTGAGCTAGTGAGATAGACCGAGCTCTTCTAAGGCTGAAGATAGCTTCCCCAACATAGTATTTCGAAATACCTAATTCAAAGATATTAACATCTTCGTCACTAACCAAACGGTTAACGGCGTCGACGCTAAGTCTAAGAAGGGTATTCGCAACACTAATAACGGGTAGCGTCTCACGTCTTAGAGCTTGGTATAACTGGACATTCAAGCTTGGGAGATGTTTAAGAGCCTGGTCATCCATAGTCTTAACTATGGAGTCCCGGTTCTCAAACAATCTCTCAACATCCGATATCGCTATCTTTAACTTCATCTCTTTGATAAAATCAACGAGGAGATTCAACATCTCGGGAGTCGAAATAAACTCCCATAAAGGAAAAGTCCTGTGGAAGTAATATTGCACGGATACTCTTAACGAGTGTCCGGCATTAATACGGTCACAGGGTATAGAAGTCTCATCAGTAACTTTACTGATGAAATTTCCTATATAGTGATAAACCATATAAAGTTTAATTATCCGCTCCGCTTGCGCGGGACGTTTAAAGAAACTGAATGTGGCTCGGATCAAGTCTGGGTGCTCAGAGATAGGCAAGTTCCAGCCGTGAGTAGCTTGGTTTCTAAGAAACTCATGAAGAAGTGAATACTTCTTCCAAGTTTCAAGGAAACCCCCGATACTAAAACCTGATACCTCAGTACCTGATATAACGATCCGTTTGGCAAACTCTAGCATCTTTTCAGATACTAGGGTCTTTTCATCCGAGATCGGCATATCAAGCTGAGAGCATAAGATTTTATATTGGAGAGCTACTTCACGATTGGCTATAACTAAATCATCACCTAATAGGCAGTAATCGGGAAAATAACAACCAGGTTTAACAACCTGAGCGTTAATTGCTGATAACTGCACCATTACATGATGACTTAGAGCCATCGCGGCCCAAGAGGAGTATGCTCCCATCGGCTGTCCTGCCCGATAATAAATCGGGTGGTCACAGTCTTTGTTCACAAAGGCTTCTCCTACTAGCAGGCGTTTCCATGCTAATGCATGGTCTCTCCCAATCAAGTTAGTTAAAACACTAACCAGAAAGTCTACAGGCAGTCTGTCTGTAGCTGCGGAAAGATCATAACAATAGTATGGACCGGTAGAAGGTAAAGACTATTGAAAGTCATCCTGATTAAAGGTAAAATCAGACGGTATATTTCTCAATATACCCATTAAAGCATCGTGAAGAGGCTTTAATGCTGTCTGAGTCCAATAATCAAGGATAGCAATCACTCGCGTTTTACCCTCCTTATCACTGAAGTAACTAAGCTTACGAGAATACTTTTCAGCCTTTGTATGGATTAATCTCCATATCTCCATCATTGAGTATCCTAAACCGGTCGGCTGAAATGGCTTCGTCATAGCTACCTGAAGCGCTAAACCACCCAAAAGGATAATATCTTCCTTTTGTTGAGGTGTTATAGCGTCCAGGTCAGTTAAGGCGGAAGCCAAAGCAGGACCGTTAGGACCACTCTTTGTAGAGAAATGAAAATCAGTCCATTGCAAAGATTGAGGGTAGACTCCTAGGGTCTTACAGATCACCGATATGGTGTCCTCATTTTGAGGAATTCCCTTAGAAGGAGTCTCTATGGTATCTAACTTTAGAATAGCCTTAAACTTAAAAGCTCTTCCAACATTTAACAATGTTAGGAGGACTCTTATAGTTTGAGGATTATCTAAGTCAGATTTCCATAGTGACAACTCTTTAGGAAAACCTGAAGAATCTAGTGCTACGGATTCAAGTTCATATAGTGGGTTCCCACTAAGGTACCTTAAAACAGATAGCCGAAGAGATTTATATCTTCGAACTGTCTGTTCTAAGCCTTGGTGGTCCACATTATGTGAAAATGTATCCAAGTAAGCTGTTACACGTGAACTGTATACTTCGTACTGCTCACAATACAAGGTTAATACTATAGGGATTAACTTCCTTATCGTACTTAATCTAGTCATTGTAGCAACGATTATATATAAGTTTCACGCAGTGTTAGGGACGCTACCACGCCCAAGGTAGGGTGCTAGCCTTCTTGAACGCTGGGGGTACGACACCCCTCGGTAGCCGCGATCCTA